GTGCTTACCGATACAAAATTAAAAAACCTCAAGCCGCAGGACAAACTGTATAAGGTCTCCGATCGTGACGGGCTGTATGTAGCTGTGCTTACGTCAGGCACGGTCTCGTTTCGCTATGACTACCGTATCAACGGTCGCCGCGAAACACTGGTAATCGGGCAGTATGGGCGTGACGGTATCAGCCTGGCAGAAGCGCGGGAAGAACTGATTGCTGCAAAGAAGCTGCTTAAAGCAGGCCAGTCGCCGGCTGCGGCTAAACGTGACGGTATCAAAAAGATTCGTGGTGCCGAGACATTTGCGGTACATACCGACAGTTATATGAAACACGTCATCCTGGCTGAAAGTACCCGCGCAATGAAGCAGGCGGTGATCGACCGTGACATACTTCCGGTTCTTGGCAACAAAATGATGGCTGAAATTACCACATCGATGGTTCGTGATTTGTGTGACCGGATTGTCGAACGCGGTGGCCGGGCAACAGCAGTGCAGGCCCGGGAGATCATCAGCAGCGTATACCGTCACGCCAATGACCGTGGTCATGGTTTGTTTAATCCTGCGGCTGACATTAAACCTTCGTCTATCGCCATATTTAAACCACGAGAGCGAACACTGACACCAGAAGAAATTGGCCTGTTCTTCCGCACGTTGGATGCCATTGGCGCTATGGGCACTATGAAAATGGCTTTAAAGCTGGTGCTTATCACTATGGTTCGTAAAGGCGAATTCACCAATGCAACGTGGGATGAAATAGATTTTAAAAAATGGACATGGACAATTCCTTCAGACCGTATGAAGGGAAGCCGGGCGCACGTTATTTACCTGCCTAAACAGGCACAGGATATATTGGTCGGGTTGCAGATGTGCGCTGGTGGAAGTGAATATCTGGTTCCTGGTCGTTACAATTTCCGGAAGCCATTATCTAATGCCGCGCTGAACTCTCTGATCGACAGAACGGTGAAAATAATAAATGAAGATGGTGAGCATATTCAGGACTTCACCGTACACGATATGCGCCGTACAGCCAGTACGTTGTTGCATGAGGCTGGTTATCCTTCAGACTGGATTGAAAAGGCTCTGGCACATGAGCAGAAAGGTGTGCGCGCCGTATATAACAAAGCGGAATACGCCAGACAGCGCGCCTACATGTTGCAGCAGTGGGCCGATATGATTGATTCCTGGATTAACGGGGAGCATACGGATCTGATTCCGTTCTCCCCGTCGAAGTTTGAGAAGTGGATGGCGGGGGAATAACGTTTAATTATTCTGCTGATTTTCTTCCATCTCGGCTTCTGCTGCCAGTGATTCAATTTTGTCTGCGAATATTGCTGACAGCGTTGCAAATTCAGCATCAGTGACAGCGGGAACTGGAACAAACCTGATCCCGCTGTGTGCAAGCATGTTTGCAGTTTCAAGGCATTTCCTTAAATCTGCTGGTGATGCCCTGTTCATGCTGCACGCTCCCGCCCCTGGTTGTCTGTTGGTGACAGCGGAGCATTGCTGAATGCATTTGTTAATCTGGCAATATCCAATGCGTATCCAGGGTGTAGTTGCACTGCCGGGTCTTCGCACTGATTACCCCAAACATCGAAGCCATGAGACGACTGGCGGGCGAACAGTTCAATGCGAGAAACATCGCCTAACAATTGCACAAGTTTTTCACGAACGACATCTGGTTTTCTTGAATGCTCAAGCCGCGGTGCGGTAAATGACTGAACGATCCCTGCATTAATGCGCGGAGGTAGTTTTCCCTTTACTGCAAACAGGCAATCTTCACTATTGGCGCGAGTCATGTGTCCCATACCCATAACCAGTTTATCTGGTTGTCGACTACCACATTTTATCCACGTGAAGCCCTTCATGGTCATCAGACGGAATCCCCAGGCTTCAATAACTTTTAGTGCTTCGAGTGGTTGTGTTGGCACCCACCACATGGCCAACAGACAGTTTTCATCGGCCAAATCCCACACAGGAAGGCGGCAGATATCCAGCACACTCATAACCGGATATTTAAAACCGGCACCGCGATTACCATCTGCGGCTTTGTCCCGGTATACCCAGGGGGGATCTGCATAGATTAGTGTGTATTTTTTCATTGTTCTGCTCCCAGACTTCCTTTGGTAAAGGCTTGTATCAGCCTGTTTGCTGCCGCTTTCTGTGCTGTTACATTGGCAATAACTGATAGTTTTTCCTGGCTTGCTTTCGTGCAGATCCCAACCCAATTATCCATTAGGAAAAAATTCTCTCTTTCTGCGAAGTCAGTATTTGCACATAATGTTTCAATCATTGAAATTATTTCTTTTATTGAGTGATTAACCATCATTTGCTGAACAGCATAACCAAAAGCGTTAATCATCACTGCATGAAACTGGATATATTCTCTTTTGTATTCTGATTGCTTTGTACCATGGCGAATTGCTTCTAGTTGTGTAAGACATAACCATGATTCCCATACTGACTCGATGTTACCAATTTCTAGTTTTTTTCCATTATGAATACAAAATTTTGATGTTGAATCACTTAATGCTTTGAAACTCACCCACATGTTTGACTTTGACGGAACAACGTTGTGCTCGAAGTCAGTGACTTCTGCAAAAGTGTCATGTTGCGACAGGAAAGACACCATTTCTTGGGCAACATCGTTTCGTCCGTCATACGCCATATTAATTGCTGCAGATGGTTTTGAAACATTATTATTAATGTCAGAAAAGAACTGCTGACGCGCCTTCAAAGGAAGGTTATGCGTAAGCATAAGAGGAATCATAATTGTTTCACCATAATTACGGCAGAACTCAGCTAATCCTGCAGCACGATGCTGTCCATCAAATAATTTTATTTCTGCATCCATAGGAAATCTAGCTAAACCGACATTAGTATTTCCAATCTCATGGAACTCTATTTCTGAGTTACAATTTCCGACCAATGGTGGAACAATAAATGGTTCCTTTTTCTCGTAAGCGTTGACTAAATATTGATAAAACTTTTTTACCCTGGTTGGATTAATTTCACGTTGAGAACGTTCAAGGGTACTTCCCGTATTGTCGGTTGCCAATACTCTCGATAGTGCTCTTGCTGGTACTGTCATCATAAGTATTACAGTGCTTCCCTGCGTTCCTCGTGATGCGGGAAATTCAAAGAAATAATCGCCTACCTTGCTCATGATATTACCTTTTATATTATTGTTTTGATTATTCATAAACCACCCCGCAACATCCTATGCCGCTATAGTCGCCACGGCGAAGGCCGTTACCTTTTGTGATACATTGGTCCCTGCGAACCGCGATCCTTGCACGCTCAACATCACCAGAAGCAACATCCATACACTGAAGCCAAAGGTGGGCGGCAATGCGGAACTGCCCTTTTTTCTCTCTTTCAATCGAGCGTTTTTCGATCTCTATTGCCGCAGGAGTAACGGCAACAACCTTTGAAGGGCTGCGCATTGAAACCTTGTTCATGTGATATTTTTCAAGTCGGCTTAACTTTCTCACTTAATCCAACCCTCTCTGAAAATTAATGCCAGCAGATAAAGCCATGCTGAAACAGAGGCCAGGAATAAGTACCATCCTGACCATTTGCTCCAGTGCCTTAGCAGCACACTCATGCAGCGTTGCTCACAGGACGATATACACGTTGCTGAACAGGAGGCTTTTTACCCTGGAACTCTGCCGGGCTTGCTGCCTGACGTTCATCAAGCCAACGCTCAACTTCATCACGGTTCCATGCGCAGCGTTTATCGGTGATATACCAGCGTTTAGGAAATTCCCCTGCGCGCTCCATACGGTCGATAGTGCTCCATGACAGTGGCACCACCGCCAGGAGTTCCTTCTTACCTAATGCACCTTTCATAAATACCTCTCTTGGTTGCAGTGCGGCGCGCGTGGCGCCGCGGTGGTGGTTACATAGATGTTTCGTTTAATTCTTCCCGACGAACGCTGTAAACGTCGGTGGCTTTTGCCAGCAGTTCGTCATCATCTGAAAGTTTTTGTGCAATGTATTTGTAAGCCTTATCCAGTTCGGATACAGTGCTGTAATTCATCGCTGCGCTGGTAAAGGCCATCAGCATTTCTTCTGGCTCACGGCTATCCGCTTTACGCGTTTGCTCATCAGGCTTTTTCACTGATTTAGCGTTGATCAGACTGTTCATTCCCGCAGCCGTAGTCATTTGCGGAGTAATGTCTCGCTCAACGCGCGGTGCCGTTTCCTGTAATTCGTCAGGGGTGTAAACACCGAGAAGTACATCAGGAGCGTGCAGGCGAGCCCATCGTTTCGTGCAAAGATAGGCAAGTTGCTGGCGCGGATCCTGTTCCCACAATGGAGAGTTACGCACTCCTGCTTGCGCCATACTGATGGTAAGCTCACGTGGTTCTGCTTCTCCTTTAAGAACTGCTGACACAGTTACCGTCAGATTCGGTGATTTATCTGTTTTGCCGTTAACATTCGACCAGTCACCGCTCCAGCGATAATTCAGGCGTGTCGCCAGCAGGCTGGAAGAGGATACGACCGCGTTTACCAACTGTGCTTCGTAGCCTAACGTTCCGTTTACCACATGCGTTTTCTGCGCCACGGCGAAAGGGTTCATTCCCCACTGTGCCGCCTGCATGGTCACCGCCAGGCAATCGGCAGGTTTGCCTTCAAGATGTTTCGGTACAGTCGCTTTGCTTTGTGACATCAACTCCGCGAAACGCACCAGTTGATTCATGCCCTCGGGGCTGAAGATTGCCGCAGCAGTGCCTACAGTTGCGCCTGGTTGTGATGTGATTGCGATATCATTGCTCATACGTACATATCCTGTTTACGTGCCCAGTCAGGGCGTTTAATAATTTCCACTCCGCCCCATTCATCGTTGATGCGGCATTCGTGATAGGTATTCAGATCCCGGCGGAACAGAGCGTGCCCGGCATCGACATCCGGCGCATCCAGCTCGAACACGCGTACCGGATACCGACCACAATCAATGCTTTCGCTCACGGCAAGAAAGAAAAAACCATGTGGCTGACCAGTAACCCTCATTGCGCCTTCGCGGTACATTGCGTCCTGCACGTGGTAGCGGAACTCCTCGATGTGGCGTGCAAAACGGTCCATATCTGCAACCTTTTTCACGTCGACGATCACGTTGTGCTCTTTCAGCCATTTGTCTGGACGAATTCGGCACAACTCACCCGTATCTTCATCGTTCCAGTACATTGATGCTTCGCAGTAACCAGGTGCTTCTAACATCCAGCGTGCCGCCGGGTGAGCCATTGCGCTATCACGCATCAGCTCCAGTTTTCGCCACTGCTCTGCATCAAGTACCGAAATCCCCATATCCGCTACATCACGAATAAATGCCTCTTCGTCAGCTTTACCTTGTTTTGTCCGACGATCGAACTTCGGTGAAACGATGAAGCGTTTGTCAAACTCTCCAGGTTCCAGAAGCAGACAGTGCAGAGCAGTACCCATGTCCAGTGCAGACTTCTTCTCTTCGTCTTCCGGAGCAGCCTTCACCCATTTCAGAAGGGCAGGGTTCTTAGCCACCATATCTAGCTGCGACTTACTCACGCCGTCACCGGCGTGGTAGTCCTCGTTGCTGATATCGAAATAAATTCCCGGATTCATGCCGCGTCCCTCTGCCCATCAATCTGATCAGCCAGATCCCAGCGGGCGATAATTGCCATTGCCTCGCGCCGGTAGGCATCCATTAGTTCTTCGAACTCAGGGCTGTCTTTAGCGGCCTCCAGTACTTCCTGGCGAACGCCTTTAACTGTTACAACGTCGAAAGTTGATGCCAGTTGATGAAGCCGGATACTCTCAATCAGTTCAACTTGTCGGTCATATAGCTGTTCTGACAGGCGGTAGTCCTTGTCGAATGCCAGCATGATTTTTTGAAGATTTTTCTGCTGATTAACGTTCATTATCAGCCCTCCCATATCTCGTTATCGTTGGCCACATCGCGAGCTTCTTTGCTGACGAAAGCCCACTTAATGCCTTCCTGTAAGGTGCGGAACTTCCAGCTCATGAATCCGCATGCAGTAACGCAGTACCAACCGTTGATGATTTTCCACTGCATAACTTGTTACCTCGGTCTGTTACCGTTGAGGTAATAATTATGCGTATCTGGTTTGGTGTCAATAGATATGAGTTAAAAAAATTACCCATTAGGTAATCGAATAGGCAATAAAAAAGCCGCCAGAAGGCGGCTTACTTACTGAAAAATATGATTTTATTGTTTGTTTTTTTCGTTCTGGTTGATGACAAATTCAATGTAACTTTCGATCTTTGCTTTCTCGGTTTCGGGTAACAATGCGTAGCGCGAGCGATCATAGTTGATGGTCGCAGGGTCGTGCGGGTGAATCAGTAATTCATAGCCGTGACGCCCGAATGCGGATGCAACATTCTCCAGGGTGGAAATGGAAACGCTGACCTCATTGTTTAACAGGCGGCTGATTGTCACCTGGGCGACGCCGGATGCGCGGTGTAGTTTTCCCTGCGTTGAAAGGTCGCGGCTTTCGCTCATCCAGCGTTCCAGGTTGTGAGCCGCCAGCTGACCTATATCACTCGGGCCGACAGGCTGAAAACCCTCCTGAGAAAGCGAGCGATCAATATCAAGCCAGTTACGGGGTTTATTGGCGGCAGCTTCAATTTTTCGTGCAACCTGGTCGCCGATAACCTTCTTGCCAAGAGCCCAGCGGTTTACCAGATTTGCCTGAGTTCCAAGTTTTTCTGCCATCCGCGTCTGAACACCATTGAATTCACGGTCGATCAAGTCGTTGAGATTTTGCCTGCGGACGTCCTGGATACTTTTCATTTTCTGGAAAATCGCCTCATATATGAATCAGTAGATGATTCAATTTAAAGCAATATTACCCAACAGGTAAATGCACCTCATAGGTAACTATCCTTGATTTTTGTTACCTTATGGGTGAATATTTATTATCTGAAATAAATATCAGGCAATAGCTATGAGCGATAACGGACATTTCGATTTCAAAAAGCACTGGCTTGCACTTACTCCGGATGAGCGTGAAGCCTTCGCACAGGAAGCCGGAACGACGAGTCACTATATCCAGACTCACTTAACAGGTAAGCGCAAAATGCCAGGTAAAGTATTGATGAATGGGCTTTTTAAAGCCTGTAAAACAAGACAATGGCTGCGCTCAAAAGCAGAACTGGCATACTTCTTCTACTCATGATATCCAGCTACAACCCTCTGTAGACCGCCACCCGGCGGTCTTTTCATATCTATTCGTACCTCAAAGGTAATAAAAAACCAAATCTGGTTGATCTTTTTTTTGTGTCAGCACAAAATGACCGTAATCCCAATACTAATAACAGGGCTTACCATGGAAATCATTACACGTATTGATGCCGCAAAGCGCGGACTTAAACGCTATTACACCGGAAAAACATGTAAGCACGGACATGACAGTGAACGCTGGGTTTACAACGGACACTGTGTTGAGTGCACCATGGAATCAAACCGTCGTATCAGGGAAGAGATTAAGCAGATCATGATTAATTCCTCCCCACAACATTCAAGCTGATAGCGGAGATTAATCATGAGCAGACATGCAACAGATTGGGCCTGGGAGACAGATCCAGGTAGCTCGTCATTAAAGCTCATACTGCTCTCGATGGCTGACAGAGCCGATGAATATAACCTCTGCTACCCCAGCATAGAACGCCTCGTTAAAGACACTTGCCTGAATAAAAAAACCGTGCAGGCCGGACTTATATCGCTCATGAAAATGGGGCTTATTTCAGATACCGGAGAGAGAAAGGGGGCGACGAAAAGAGTGCGGGTTTTCTCTCTTAATATAACCAAAAAAGGGAACATTAAAGGCAACCTGGAAGGGTGTAATGAACCCGAAAACGGTAATGTTCCCGAAAACGGGAATATACCCAAAAACGGGATGTTGAATGATCCCAAAAACGGGATGTTGAATGATCCCAAAAACGGGATCCAGAACCAGTCATATAACCAGTCATTTAACCAAGAGAGGGAGAGCAGGACAAAAAGCGGGGATTCTGTGCCTCATGACCCCGGCGCAAACAACGCCGTGATGAATAACTTTGTTCCTCCTGGTGGGCCAGGGCAATTAGGCAAATTTGTCATGCATGAACAATGGCAACCATCAGATGACTTTCTTCGGAAAAGCTCATTGCAGGGGATCTACCTGGACAGTCTGCCAACGGCACAGGAACTTGCAGAGTTCAGAATTTACTGGATGGCTGAGGGTAAGGCATACCATCAGGCACAGTGGGAGCAGAAGCTGGCAAGGAGGCTGCAGATTAGCAGACAGAAGCAATCAACATTACCTGATAACAACGTTCCGCACTGGAACAGCCCTGAAGCATGGGAGGATTTCTTGTGAACAACGTTTTTACCGCGATACAAAACCGTGACGGAGAAGCTCTTTCTCGTATGTCAGGTTATGAGCATCAGTACACCAACAATGACAACGTGGTGAACATGTCAGCAGAGAGGCTTGTTGATGCCCTTTTCAAACAGTTGAAACAACTGTTTCCGGCGGCAGTGGTAACCAACCTGAAGACGCCAGAGCAGGAAGTTGCTGCAAAACAGCAGTGGATTGCTGCGTTTGCCGAAGGGGGGATCCGAACCCGTGAACAGGTTTCTGCTGGTATGCGCCACGCCCGCGCCAGTGAATCTCCGTTCTGGCCGTCGCCAGGGCAATTTATCAAGTGGTGTAAAGACAGCAAGATGGTTCTTGGCGTCACCATTGACGATGTGATGGCGGAGTTTCACCGGTACAGCAAGGAAAAAAGTTTATATCCTGGTGGTCCCGAAAGATTCCCGTGGCGGCATCCGGTTATGTACTGGGTCGTATGTGATACCCGCCGTGCAATGTATCAGCGCCAGCTTAGCGAGATTGAGGTTGAGAAACACGCGCGCAGGCTGCTCGATGATTGGGCGAAAAAGGTGGCTTCCGGACAGCAGATACCCGATCCGGTGATCAGCATACAGGCAAAGCCAGAGCCCATGAGTACACCTCCGGACACAGGGATAGACGTTTACCATCCACAAGGGCGAAGTTTCGGGTGCATGCCTAACGCCGCCACCCTTAGGGGAATAACACCGGCGCAGTGGCTGATGGAGGAATACAGGCGGGGAAAGGCGGTAGGATTTATCAAGTAATACCAGCGCGATAGCGCATTTTTTTACGCCTACATGATTACCTGTTAGGTAATAAAATGTTCTAAAATCTATTGATTTCGTGTCTTATGTGGTTTTTAATTACCTCAGGGGTAAATCATGAGAAAACAGATGCAGGCTCTTGGTCGACTCAAAACAGGACAGATGAACAAAACAGAATCTGCGTATTGCCAGCACCTTGAGCAGCGTAAACGTGCAGGGGAAATCGCCTGGTATCGATTCGAGGGTATCAAGCTGCGGTTAGCTGATAACACGTTCTATACGCCCGATTTTGCTGTGATGCTCGCCACCGGCGAGATGGAACTGCACGAAGTGAAAGGTTTCTGGACCGACGACGCCAGGGTGAAAACCAAAGTCGCCGCAGATCAGTATCCGTTCCGAATCATCGGGGTAACGGTTAAACCAAAGAAAGCAGGTGGTGGCTGGAACATCGAAGAGTTCTGAATCGACGATCTTTTTAGTTATCAATGTAATCAATAAGTTATGTGGATAAGCGAGGGTAAAGATGGAAAGGAATATCAAAGGGTTAGTTGCCGCCGGGCATGAGATGGCTTCGGAACTGAAAGCAGAATGTGGTGCCGTTGATATGCGCAGTGTGGCAAAGCTGATCAGCGATTTGGCAACGCAACTGGAAGTGCAACTGGTGCGTGCTAATGCGCTTGCGGCGGAGAATGCGGGGCTGAATAAATTTATCGTACAGAGTTGCTATGTGTTTAATGGCGAGCAGGATGAAATATCTGATGCGTATATCTGCGCAACAGACGGAGGTATGCCGCAAACCCAGGCTACAGATGCTTTCCTGGCTGATGTACGGGCGGTGGCGTTTAACGAGCTTCGCGCGGCGTTTGTCCGGCACGCAAAAGTTGCAGGACTGGATGATGCCGATACCGTAACGCTTAAGGAAGTGACAGAAGCATTATTGCATTGTGCGGAACAGATTCGCGCGCCTGAATAATTAAATTTAGTGTTGTAAATAAAATTTAATCCTTAACCGGAGGGATTCCTTCACCCTCAAATCATCAGGAGGCCGCCCGAAAGGGCGGTAATGAATGGTCACATTATTTAGAAAAAAATATCCGCGAAAGAGTAGAACAACAGAATTTCTGTTTCTCATTCTGTTTATCGTGTTGATGATACCGATATCCCCGCTAATTTTTGTCTGGACAATCGGGAAAATAATTGAGCCAGTTATTGAATTGTATAACGACGTGGTGTGGGCGTCGTTCAACACACTGCACAATAAAATTAATCCGTATAAGGAACGCTGATATGGCACTGACGAAAAAACAACGTGCAGAGCTGCGCATGAAGTTCGGCGGTCGCTGTGCTTATTGCGACTGCGAACTTGGCGAAAAGTGGCATGCAGACCATGTAAAACCGGTCATTCGTTTTGCTGGAAATATGCTTCACCAGGAGCGTGACGATATATCCAACATGGTTCCGGCATGCCACCCATGCAACCTGCACAAGCATTGCAGTAGCCTGGAAGATTATCGGCGAATTATCAGTGATGGTCGTCGTGAATTCCTTGCGTCCGGAAAAGGCAAAGCGCTGGTTCGTATGGGATTGGTTGAAATGAAATCTGATCCGGTTGTGTTCTGGTTTGAAAAATATCAAGAAGGGGCTACGGCATGACGACTTTTACCAGAGAGCAGTTAATAGCTCACGCAGAGGAGACTATTGAAGCACAGAGACTGTGCATACCGGGCACAATCGACCATGACATCATCCGCACATATAAGATGGATATTGCTGTTCTGGAAATCGCACTGGTATCGCTGGAAGCAGAACCAGTTGCTTATATTTTCAAACATCCGGCCGGGAAATTATTCTGGGCTTTAACGGATGAAAGCAATAAAGAGCAAGCGGACGTTATTCCTGTTTATGCTGCCGCGCCTGCGTCGGTTGTGCCGGATAATGCATCAGAGTCTCTTGCTTATGCTTACAAAGAGCTTACGCCTGAGATTATACGCGGCCATATCGCTGTATTCGAGCGATATGGAATAGCCCCAAACGATAGCTCTACCACAATTCAGGCGCTTCGTATTGCACTGGCATCACTGGAGCAGAATGCACTATCGGGCAACTATCCGGTAACTCCGGATGGTTGGGTTATGGTCCCTAAACAGGTAACGCCGGAAATCAGCAACGCGATAAACGTTGTGGGTCAACGCTGTACATGCGGGAATTGCTCTCAGCGGTTGTGGGATTTATTACTCGACGCCACACAGCAAGGGGTTAACCGTGGCTAACCTGCAACTTGCCGTCAAAGGTGAATACTTCGATGCCATGATTCGCGGAGAGAAAACGGAAGAGTATCGCCTGTGTAATGACTACTGGAATAAGCGAATTATGTTCCGGGAGTATGACCGCCTGATTATCACAAAGGGATATCCGAAGCGTGACGATTCCAGCCGCAGAATTGACGTTCCGTATGGAGGCTATGAAATCAAGACAATCACACATCCGCACTTCGGCGATAAACCGGTAAAGGTGTACGCGATAAAGGTGAATATTGATGGCTAAATCAGCAGCAGAGCGCAAAGCCGCTCAGAGAGCCAGACAAGCTGCATCTGGTGTGCGTAAGCTGGAGATTGTGCTTGATGCTCAGGAAATTGAAATGCTGGAGCGTAACTGTGCCACGCGTCGCCCCGGGCGTGCGCCTTACGAATTTGGTGAGTATATAGCGTTACTGATCCGCCAGGATGATGCACGCGTGCGCGGGCGTATAAAATCGATCAGCAGAAAACGTTGCGGTAAGTGCGGCGAGAGAGTTCCAGTTAATTCATGCCCGTGCAATGGTGACTCGCAATGCTGGGTGACTAAAGGCTGGCATGAAACGAAATTAATAGTGTGACATGTCACGAGTAGATTATGCATGATGAATTTGATGTGTTTTGAATACTGCCGCCAACTATGGCGGCTTTATTTTGCATGGTACTATTACCACAACGGTAACTATTACCACGGTGGTTATGATGCCTGCTGAACCTAAAGCCTATAAACGCAAATCAACGCAATTTAAGCCACTAACAGCAATGCAGGAGGCTTATTGCCAGTCATACATCAAAACGCCTGAAAACCAGACTCAGGCAGCGATTAACGCAGGATTCTCCCCAAATACAGCGGCAGTTAAAGCCAGTGTCATGATGCGCGATGAACGCATTCAAAAACGGATTGCCGAGTTGATGGAGGAGCGCAACAAACGAATGCGCGTCAGTGCTGATTACGTTCTCATGCGCCTGGTGGAGATCGACCAGATGGACGTGATTGATATCCTCAACGACGATGGGAGCCTTAAGCCAATCCGCGAGTGGCCGAAAATCTGGCGCACTACGCTTAGCGGCTTTGATCTGTCATCGACCATCATGAACATGAACGAGGATTCGATAGAGACAATCCTCAAAAAAATTAAATGGCCTGACAAGGTGAAGAACCTTGAGCTGATTGGTAAGCACGTCGATGTCAATGCATTCAAAGAACGCCTGGATGTTAATGTGAATGTGACAATTGCTGATCGCATAGCGGCAGCCAGGAAGAGACTGAAAGAACGTCAGGATGGCAATCAGTGACAGATGCAGCGTTATCTCCTGAAGAGCAGTTGATCGAGGATATTGCAGGGTTCACTCACGATCCGCTTGGCTATGCCCTCTATGCGTTCCCGTGGGGGGAAGAGGGGACTGAACTGGCACATGCCACCGGTCCACGTCAGTGGCAGGCTGATGCGTTCCGAGAGATACGTGATCACCTGCAGAATCCAGAGACGCGCTATCAGCCGCTTATGCTGGCACGCGCTTCTGGTCACGGTATTGGTAAATCCGCATTCATCTCAATGCTGATCAACTGGGGCATGTCCACTTGCGAGGATTGTAAGGTCGTGGTGACCGCCAACACCGACAACCAGCTACGAACGAAGACCTGGCCGGAAATTATCAAGTGGTCGAACCTTGCTATCACGAAAGACTGGTTTACCTGTACCGCTACCGCGATGTACAGCAATGATCCTGGGCACGACAAGCGGTGGCGAGCTGACGCAATCCCCTGGTCTGAGCACAACACTGAGGCATTCGCCGGATTACACAACGAGCGCAAACGCATCATCGTGGTATTCGATGAAGCGTCGAACATTGCGGATCTGGTGTGGGAAGTTGCTGAGGGTGCGCTTACGGACGAAGACACTGAGATTATCTGGGTGGCGTTCGGAAACCCTACACGTAACACCGGGCGTTTCCGCGAATGTTTCCGCAAATATAAACACCGCTGGAAAACTGCGCAGATTGACAGCCGGACGGTGGAAGGCACTAACAAACAGCAGTTGCAGAAATGGGTCGATGACTACGGGGAAGACAGCGACTTCGTTAAAATCCGTGTGCGCGGCATATTCCCTGATGCATCTGAATTGCAGTTTATCCCTACCGGTCTTACTGATGAGGCAATGAAACGGGTGGTAACCGCTGCGCAGGTGGCGCATGCTCCGGTGATAATCGGTGTTGACCCGGCATATTCAGGCGTTGATGACGCGGTGATATACCTGCGGCAGGGGCTACACAGTAAGGTGCTGTGGACTGGCAACAAGACTACCGACGATCTGATTATGGCGAAGCGTATCGCTGACTTTGAAGACCAGTATCAGGCTGACGCGGTGTTCATCGACTTCGGTTACGGTACCGGTCTGAAGTCAATCGGTGATGGTTGGGGGCGCACATGGCAACTTGTTCCGTTCGGTGGCGCGTCTACTGACCCGCAGATGCTCAACAAGCGTGGGGAGATGTTCAACTCATGCAAGACATGGCTGAGGCTGGGCGGGATGCTGGATGACCAGGAAACAGCGGACGATCTGTCGGCGGCAGAGTACAAAGTTCGAGTGGACGGTAAAATCGTTATCGAACCGAAGGAAGATATCAAGGAGCGGCTTGGGCGTTCGCCTGGTAAAGGCGATGCGCTACTGCTGACGTTTGCTTTCCCGGTCTCGAAACGCATAAATATACCAGGACAGCAAAGCCAGCAGGGAAGGGCCATAACGGATTATGACCCATTTGAATGATTTTTACTTTTGTGATTTTGATTTTCTTTGATTGGCGGGATTTAAACCGCCATTTATATTTGCTAGTGGATTATTCAATAATGTACTGATTTCTGGGTTGTTAATTTTAGCAATGCCTAAATTTTTTGCAGACTCGTTAATCATTTGTACTATCTTTGGATCAGCAAGTCTATTTGCAATTGAGTTGTTTGTTGTCAAATGAATACTTTCTTTATAAGGCTTATATTCGTCTTTTAATTGTTTGTGAGCTTTTTCTAGATTTTCTAGTTTAGATGTTGTTTCATCAATAACCTTAGATAATTCTAAAATACGAGCTTGTGCTGCGCGCAGTTCTGTCTCCCTCTCTTTCAATTCAGATGTGAGTTGTCCCATTCTGTCTTTTGAAAGAATTATTTCCTCTTTCATATCTTGAATGTTTTTTTCAGCGCCTGTTTTTACTTTTTCGTAAGTAATGTCTTTTTTAGCCAGCAATCTCTGTAGCCGTGTTTCACGTTGTATTTTTCTTGCCTTCCGGTGATTTTCGATTGAGTCATTATTATCAAGAGGCTTTGCTTGCCATACGTTAATGATATTGTTTACCCATGGTAATAGGCAGCAGATAGTAATTACAGATAAGCATGGATAAAACATAACAGTTTTCCATGTGCTGTTATCTGAGATGTATGAAATTTTATCTATTATATTTGATTTGCTAAAAAATAGATAAAGAAGTGATTTCCAGTTGAAGGCGCACCAGGACATAACAAAAGCACCAAGCACAGGGTTTTTAGCTCGATGCACGGCAGTATTGGCAGTAGATAAAAACAGCTCTTTGAACGATTCGAACATACTAATTACCTTAAAGTTTTTCATGATTATACCTTTAAGGTAATTTGTGGTCATCAGGCAAAAAAAATGCCCGGACGAACCGGGCGAACTGGAAGCAATGAGTTCTGCCTTCCGTGGCTGTACGGGTTTACAGCATGAAGTCATCGCAATGGCGTCCTGCTGTAAAAAGGGCGGTGATAGTCCTTCAAGGGAAACCATCACCGCCAAGCACCTGGAACTTCTGGCATCACGGTCCTTAGGCGTGATTCTGGCGTGGCATGCAGGATTCGAACCTGCGACCAACCGCTTAGAAGGCGGTTGCTCTGTCCAACTGAGCTAATGCCACAACGCTGAGAGCACTTAGCCTGTTAAGGCGCCACACTTTGTCGCGGCTCCATAAATGCTCTCATCGTTGCACCCTCGTCTCTTCCGAGGTGTCACACCGAATCGCCGGGATGGTGAATCCCCGTGCGCGGAATAAAACCGCTCGACTTGCACATTCCGGCTACCTGGTTCGTTTGCCCGAGCAAGGGAGGGTGCCCCTTAAACGTATCCAGACCGCTATCGGCGCATGTGCCATACGCCGTACTGCTCAAAATAAAAGCTCACTCCACCTGTTCAATTTAACGACAAGCCAGTCAGGTTAATAACCGGAATGAACCATTTACTTACCTGAAAGGTAATAATTCGTGCGTTAAATGTCAACTATCTACGATAAATAAATCATATGTGGTTAAATTGGTAATAATTTAATTGCGTACGGAGTCATTGATATGTGCATGGGTAGCTCACCATCAGTGCCTGCAACACCAGAAGTTCAGGCAGCACCACAGGAGCAGGATGCCGCCGTTGTTGATGCCCGAGACGAAGAAACTCGTCGCCGTCGCGCTGCTGCTGGTCGTAGTTCTACGCTGCTTACCGGTTCTCAGGGCGACACATCAACCGCTAATACCAGCGGTAAAACGCTGCTTGGTCAGTAACCGGAGTCATTGAAATGGCGGAAACAACTAAAGAGCGATTGAACAAACAGTTCGCACAACTTGAAAGCGAGCGTCAGTCGTTCGAGCCGCACTGGCGCGAGTTGAGTGATTACATCAACCCGCGTGGTTCCCGCTTTCTGACTTCTGAGGTCAACCGTAACGATCGACGCAATACACGCATTATTGATTCGACCGGGACTATGGCGGCGCGCACTCTCGCCAGCGGCATGATGTCAGGCATCACAAGCCCTGCGCGTCCGTGGTTTCGCCTGGCTACGCCAGATCCTGAAATGATGGATTATGGTCCTGTTAAGTTGTGGCTCGAGGCGGTGCAGAACCGCATGAACGATATGTTCAATAAGTCGAATCTCTACCAGTCTCTTCCGCAGTTATACGGAAGCCTCGGCACATACAGCACTGGTGCAATGGCGGTGCTGGAGGATGACGAGGACATCATTCGCACAATGCCATTCCCGATAGGCAGTTACTACCTGGCTAACTCACCTCGTGGCAGTGTGGACACCTGTTTCCGCAAGTTCTCTATGACTGTTCGTCAGCTTGTTCAGGAGTTTGGGCTAAATAACGTCAGCGAATCCGTAAAAAGCATGTGGGAAAGCGGCACCTACGAGAAGTGGATTGAAGTGATGCATTCGGTTTGCCCGAACATTGACCGCGATACATCGAAGCTGGATAGCAAGAACAAGCCATTCAAATCGGTTTATTACGAGGTTGGTGGCGATAACGACAAGTTGTTGCGTGAGTCCGGATTTGATGAGTTTCCAATTATGGCTCCGCGCTGGGAAGTTAATGGCGAAGATGTTTATGGATCATCATGCCCGGGTATGCTGGCGCTTGGACCTGTTAAGGCATTGCAGCTTCTCCAGAAGCGCAAGTCGCAGTTGATTGATAAAGCCACCAATCCGCCGATGGTTGCTCCGACTTCCCTCAAGAATCAGCGCGCCTCCCTTCTTCCTGGCGACATCACGTATATCGATCAGATTACTGGTCAGGATGGTTTCAGGCCTGCTTATCTGGTTAACCCCAGTACAGCAGATCTGGTAGCAGACATTCAGGACACTCGTCAAATCATTAACAGCGCCTACTTTGTCGATCTGTTCATGATGTTGCAGAACATCAATACCCGCTCGATGCCTGTTGAAGCGGTGATCGAAATGAAAGAAGAAAAACTTCTGATGTTGGGGCCGGTTCTGGAGCGTCTGAACGACGAATGTCTTAATCCTCTCATTGACCGCGCTTTCTCGATGATGGTGCGTAAAAACATGCTGCCGCCACCGCCTGACGCGATGGAAGGTATGCCCCTGAAGGTCGAATACATTTCCGTCATGGCTCAGGCGCAGAAGTCTATCGGCCTGTCCAGTCTGGCGTCTACGGTCAACTTCATTGGTCAACTTGCGCAAGCGAAACCAGAAGCTCTCGACAAACTCAACGTTGATCAGGCGATCGATGCATTCGCTGATATGTCTGGAGTGTCTCCAACCGTCATTGTTCCGCAGGAACAGGTTGAGCAGGCTCGCCAGCAACGGGCACAGCAACAACAGCAGCAACAAATGATGGCGATGGGGATGGCGGCGGCACAGGGTGCCAAGACGCTAAGCGAAGCTAAAACTTCGGATCCGAGTGTTTTGTCAGCTATGGCGAATGCAGTTAGTGGTCAGGGTGGGCAATCACAATGACAGATTACGAAGACGATCAACTGAAAGAAGAAAACGCCCGTAAGCAACGTGACATGGCGCAGCGTGAAATTGATGACATTCGCTTTGTCATGAGCAGTGAACAAGGGCGTCGCGTTGTCTGGTCGGTGCTGGAGAAAGGCCGTGTGTTTTCCGCTATCTCACCGATGGACGCTATGGCAATGGCATTTAATGAGGGGCAACGCAATCTGGCGCTGGAACTGTTTCAGCGCGTTATGGCGCATTGCCCTGAACAGTATTTGAAGATGGCCAAAGAGGCCAGTGAACAGGAGTGATCATGAATTTATTTGAGCGTTTGCTGTATCGCCGTCTTTGCAATGAGCAACCAGTCGATGGTGGAGCAGCTCCGGCTGCGTCAGAACCGTCAGCGCCTGCAGGTGATACCCCTGCTCCAGTTGGTGATCCATCACAACAGGAAGGCGATAAGCCACAACCTGTTGCTGATGGCGATAAACCTGCTGATGACAAAAAGCCTGAAAACGATAAGCAGGATGAAAAAAAGGACGGCGATAAACCAGAGGGTGCGCCTGAGAAGTACGAGTTTCAGGCTGCCGAAGGCGTAGAGCTGGATACAGAAGCGTTGAAGGAATTCGAGCCGGTGGCGCGAGAACTTAACCTGACCAACGAGCAAGCGCAAAAGCTGGTTGATGCTTATCCGAAGATTCTGGCAGGTGTTCAGCAGCGCCAGGCAGAAGCCTGGCAGAAAACAACCGAGCAGTGGGCTGCGGATGTAAAAGCTGACAAAGAAATCGGTGGCGACAAGTTGATTTCTAACCTTAGCGCCGCACAGCGTGCGCTTGACCAGTTCGGGACACCTGAACTCAAAGAATATCTGAACACCACCGGGCTGGGTAATCACCCTGATCTGGTCAAAACGTTCGTGAAAATCGGAAAGGCGATGTCTGAAGATGGCATGGTCACCGGTGGTAATGAAGGCCAGCGTAGTGCGGCCGAAGTGCTCTATGGCAAATAAGAGAGGAAATGACAATGGCTGTTAAAGGCTTAACTGCGCTAACGCTGGCTGACTGGGGTAAGCGCGTCGATCCAAACGGGAAAGTCGATAAGATTATCGAGCTTCTCGGTCAAACTAACCCGATCCTTCAGGATATGCCTTTTGTCGAAGGGAACCTTCCTACCGGACACCGAACCACCATTCGTTCTGGTTTACCTTCAGCTACCTGGCGTTTGCTGAACTATGGCGTACAGCCAAGCAAATCAACCACAGTGCAGGTAACCGATTCCGTTGGCATGCTGGAAACCTATGCTGAAGTCGATAAGTCACTGGCTGATCTGAACGGCAATACCGCTGAATTCCGCCTGTCTGAAGACCGCGCATTTATTGAAGCGATGAATCAGCAGATGGCGCAGACGCTGTTTTATGGTGATTCCAGCGTTAACCCTCAGCAGTTTATGGGACTGTCCTCCCGCTATTCCAGCCTGTCTGCGGGTAATGCTCAGAACATCATTGATGCTGGTGGCACGGGTACAGATAACACCTCAATCTGGTTAGTGGTGTGGGGCGAAAACACCGTGCATGGCATCTTCCCGAAAGGGCAGAAGGCTGGCATCCAGATGGAAGATAAAGGCCAGGTGACACTGAAAGATGCTAATGGCGGCAAGTACGAAGGCTATCGCACCCATTACAAATGGGACAACGGACTTGCTCTGCGTGACTGGCGTTATGTTGTTCGCATTGCAAACATCGATGTCAGCAATCTTTCAGAACCTTCCTCTGCCGCAAATATTGCGAAGTTGATGGTTAAAGCACTGCATCGCATTCCAAACCGTGGAATGGGTCGCCCGGTGTTCTACATGAACCGCACTGTAGGCCAGGCTCTTGATCTGCAATCTCTGGAGAAAACATCTCTGGCGATCAGCGTAAAAGAGACAGAAGGCGAGTGGTGGACTTCATTCCGTGGTGTACCAATCCGTGAAACTGATGCGCTTCTGGAAACAGAAGCCCGTGTGGTGTAACGCCTGTTATTAACCAGTGGGTCGTAACAGACCCACTAATGGAGAAAGAAGATGATCACCGACAAACTGTTGATGTTCTCCGAAGCACAGGCGGTAACTGATACCGCGGCTTCTACTGACGTAATCGATCTTGGTCCAATTGATGGAAATCGTCGCGATATCGGCGTGGGTTACCCGCTTGAGTTTTGGGCGCTGGTTAACGAAGCCGCCACGGCAAGTGGTGAGGCAACTGTAAACATCCAGTTGCAGACGAGTGAGAATAACAGCTCTTGGACCACTATTTATGATAGTGGTGCGTTGGCAAAGGCCACCATGACTGCAGGTAAACGTGTTGTTTCTGCAAAGGTGCCTGCCGGTGTTCAGCGATATCTGCGTGTTAACTACTCCGTCGCAACTGGCCCACTAACGGCCGGCAAATTCACTGCTGGTATCAGTCTTGATGTTGATGCCAATACGCCGTATCCGATCCGCTCAAAAGTAACTGGTTAAGGTGATATCGATGTCAGGTGAGAAACCAAGATACCGCGTTCTGCGCCTCTCTCATATCCATAACACTCTGTGGCCGGAGGGGGCAGAAATCGAATACGAAGGTGAGCCAGGTAGCGCACTGGAACCTGTTAACGATGCAGCCAGACAGGCAAAAGCAAAGGTAGCCGGAAAGGTGTCTATGGCAGCAACCAGCACCAAAATCATCAACGATGTGTCAGATGATGGTGAACTGGATCAGCTCCGTGAAGAGTACGAATTGCTCTATAACGAGAAGCCACACCATAACGCCAAAGCCGAAACGCTCCGCGAGAAGATCGCAGATAAGCGTAAAGAACTGGGCGTGTAAGCCTCGCGGATCAGACAAGGGGCTTCGGCCCCTTTATTGCAGGAGTGTATATGGAACTCGTAAACCTCAAAACCGGCACTGACAGCTACCAGGATGAGAGCGGAGAAACCAGAACTCGCGATGAATACCCGTGGGGGCTGTGCATCACGCTGAATAACGACACATTGAATAAGCTGAAGGCGCAACCTCAGGGCGTCGGAACAGAAGTGATGATAACTGCAAAGGCTGTTATTCGAGGCCTGTCTGCCAGAGAAACTGACGATGGTGTTAATCGCAGCGCCGATCTGCAGATCACTGATATGGCGATCGCTCCTGTTTCCGGGGATGTAGAAAAATCAGCGGCTGAAACTCTGTACGGCAATGGGGGGGAGTAATGGCCTCTGTAGTAGAGATCTGCAATCGTGCGCTGTCCAATATTGGCAACAGCCGCAGCATTAACAGCCTGACGGAAGCCAGCAAGGAAGCGGGGGAATGTTCGCTGCACTTTGAGGCCTGCCGTGATGCTGTTCTTTCTGATTTTGACTGGAACTTTGCTACCAAACGCGTGGCGCTTGCAGATACGAGCAATCCACCGCCTGACTGGGAATATGCGTACCAGTACCCGTCCGATTGTCTGCGCATTACTGAAATTATGCTTCCTGGTGTACGTAATCCAACAGCAGCAATGCGCGTTCAGTACGAAGTTGGTGCAGACACCAACGGAACAGGAAAATTGATCTACACAGACCAGCCGCAGGCATGGCTCAAGTATGTCTCTCGCGTTACAGATGTGAACATGTTTGATGCCATTTTTATGGAGGCGCTGGCCTGGCGTCTTGCGGCAGCTATTAACATGGCGCTGACTGGGAATGCAGACCTCGGTACGTTTGCCCTCAATATGTACAATCGCGTGATTCTTAGTGCTGGCTCGCATAGCCAGAATGAATCACAGGAACCACAGCCACCGGTTGATGAGTTTACCATTGCGAGGTTGTCCTGATGGCTATCAGTTGGATCCAGCCCAGCTTTGCTGGTGGTGAGATTGGACCGTCGTTGTACGGACGTATCGACATGGCGAAGTACCAGGTGGCATTGCGCAAGTGCGATAATTTTATCGTGCGGCAGTATGGCGGCGTTGAGAATCGACCTGGTACGCGTTTTGTCGGTGCCGCCAAATACCCAAATCGGAAATGCCGTCTGATCCCGTTCCAGTTCTCGACGGTTCAGACTTATGCTCTGGAGTTCGGACACCAGTACATGCGCGTTATCAAAGATGGTGCGTTGGTGCTGAACAGCAGCAATGTTATTTATGAAATTGCCACGCCATATACCGAAGCCGATCTGTTCCGAATTAAATTCACGCAAAGCGCAGACGTGCTTACGCTGGTTCATCCGGCATACCCGCCGAAAGAGTTGCGCCGCTATGCGCATGACAACTGGCAACTGGTTGATGTGGTAACGAAGAACGGGCCATTTGAAGATATCAATATTGACGAGTCAGTGACGGTTTATGCCAGCGCCAGCACCGGGACAATTACGTTAACGGCAAGCGCCTCTATTTTTGGCGCGGAGCAGGTAGGCAAATTGTTCTATCTGGAACAGCCTGCAGTGGATTCTGTGCCGGTATGGGAAACCAGTAAGAGTACGTCGATTGGCGATATTCGCCGTGCAGACAGTAACTACTATCGCGCCGTTACAGCAGGCAAAACAGGTACTTTGCGCCCTTCGCATACAGAAGGCACATCATGGGATGGCTGGGGCGGATCCGGTGATGATGATACTGGCATTGAGTGGGAGTATCTGCACAGTGGTTTTGGCATTGCCCGTATCACTGCTGTAAACGGCACTACTGCAACTGCTGAGGTGATTTCCTATATCCCTTCGCAGGTCGTTGGCGAGGATAATGCCAGCTATAAATGGGCTAAATATGCCTGGAACAGTGTTAATGGTTATCCTGGCACTGTTGTTTATTATCAACAACGTCTTTACTTCGCCGCATCGACTGCGTTCCCTCAGACTATCTGGGCCAGCCGTACTGGGGATTATAAGGATTTTGGCAAAAGCAATCCTACGCAGGATGACGACAGAATTATCTACACCTATGCCGGGCGTCAGGTTAATGAGATCCGCCACCTGATTGATGTTGGTTCGCTGGTGGCGCTGACTTCCGGAGGTGAGTACGTCATCACCGGCGACCAGAACAAAGTGTTAACCCCATCATCATTTGCATTCAGCTCTCAGGGATCAAATGGCTCAAGCAACGTCCCACCAATTGCTGTGGCGAATATTGCTCTGTTCGTCCAGGAGAAAGGCAGTGTTGTCCGTGATCTGGCCTACTCATTCGATGTTGATGGCTATCAGGGGAACGACCTTACTATCCTTGCCAATCATCTTTTTCAGAAGCACAGCATTGTTGACTGGTGCTTCTCTATTGTCCCTTACTCCAGCGCCTTCTGCATTCGTGATGACGGTAAATTACTGGTGATGACCTATTTGCGTGATCAGCAGGTTTTTGCATGGGCACCACAATCCAGTACCGGGAAATATGAAAGCACATGCAGTATCAGCGAAGGCAATGAAGATGCGGTGTATTTCGTCGTTAACCGAACCGTTAACGGGCAAACAGTGAGATACATAGAGCGACTGTCTAGCCGTTTATTTACCAGCGATGAAGATGCTTTCTTTGTTGATTCTGGCCTTAGCTATGATGGAAGAAATACGTCTGACAGAACGATGACCATCACTGGTGGTTCTGGTGAATGGGATTACCGCGCGGAATATACAATCAGTGTTTCTGGTGGTGCGTACTTCACCAGTAGTGATGTCGGTGCGCAACTACAGTTCCCTTATGCCGGAACTGATCCTGATACTGGCGATGAAGTGTCAAAAGAATTACGTTGCGACATTATTTCTGTAACCAGCAATATCGCTGTAGTGGTTCGTGCCAACAGGAACGTCCCGCCATCCCTCAGGAATGCGGCCACCACGAACTGGCAGATGGCGCGCCGGACATTTGGAGGCCTGTCTCATCTTGAAGGCCAGACCGTAAACATTCTCTCTGATGCGAACGTGGAACCACAGAAAGTGGTTTCCGGAGGTGCCGTCACGCTGGAATCTCCGGGGGCTGTAGTGCACATCGGCCTGCCAATAACTGCTGAATTCGAAACACTGGATATCAACATTAACGGACAGGAAACGCTGCTGGACAAAAAACAGGTGATCCCCTCCGTTACTCTGGTTGTGAATGCCAGTCGCGGCATCTGGGCGACTACGCCCGGCGGTAAATGGTACGAATATCCACAGCGTGAATTCGAGTTCTACGATGATCCTGTTGATGACGCTACCGGAAAAGTAGAAGTGAAACTGGACAGTAACTGGGGCAAAAACGGACGTGTAAAAATCCGTCAGCTTGATCCGTTGCCGCTGTCTGTTCTTGCCGTTATTCCTCGCCTTACTGTTGGGGGATTCTGATGATCGATGTTCAAATTATTCCCGCTACCGAAGAGCATCTTCAGATGATTTTGCCGGATGTTCGTCAGGCTGATATTGACGAACTGTATGCGGTATCGCTGATGACTACCGAAGATGCGCTGCGTGTTGGTCTGCGCACTGCGACTATGGCCTGGTCAGGGTTCGCGAACGGAGAACTGGTAACCATGTTTGGTGTATCTCCGGCGTCAATGATCGGTGGCAATGGTACGCCCTGGCTGGTCGGTACCAGCCGTATTGAAAAATATCAGAATACATTTCTTCGCCACTGCCGACCTGTATTGCAGCAGATGTTGGCAGTTTATCCGCGCCTGGAAAACTACGTCGACGAGCGAAACCATGTTGCCAAAGCATGGCTGCACTGGCTTGGATTCAGGCTTGAAGAAGCCGCGCCTTATGGTGCTCTTGGTCTTAATTTCCACAGATTTCACATGGAGAGAAAATAATGTGCGATCCGGTTATTGCTGGTGGCGCAATGCTCGCCATGAGTGGCAGCAGCAGGAACCAGATTACCCGGAGGATTATAATGCCAGTCGTACCAACAGTATCCGGACGTCAGGTTGAGAGTCGTGGAGTTCAGTCAGCAGGCTTGCAGACGTTTTCTCAGCCAGGTATTAGTGATGCTTTTGTTCGGGCAGGGACAGAGGCAATTGATGTTCTGGGTCAGGCAAAACAGCGTGCCAATATTGCCTTGGTTCAGGAGGCATCACTTAAACTCAGTCAGACAGGCAGAGATCTGCTGAATAACCCTGAAACAGGTTTGCTTAACCTGAAAGGGAAAAATGCTATTGGAAAAGGTCAGGAGTATACGCAGCAGTTTGATGCTCAGGTCGAACAACTGGCTATGTCGCTGCCGGATGAACAGGCTCGTAATGCTTTCATGCAGCAGGCGCAGCAGCAGCGCATTCAGTTCACTACGCAGGCCGGGCGACACGAGATAGGGCAAATTAATGCCTACGAAGAAGGCCAGTTTCAGGCGACACTGCTGAACAATGGTAAAAATGCCGCAGCATTGTATGGCGACAACGCCGCATACGTATTGGCTAACAAGCAAACTTTCCAGCAAATTGAGGAGTACGGTGTTGCACATGGCTGGAGCAACGAGCAAATCCAGGCCAAGAAAATCGAGTTTAAAGAGAAGGTTGCTGATGCTGCATTGTCCCAGTGGTCGGCAAACAATGCGACCGCATTCATCCAAAGTAATGGCGAGTTAAGTGATACTGCTGCTGGAGCTCGCCGTGCTGTAGCAGATAGTGACTCTTCCGAGCGTGCCCGTGGCATACGCAACAATAACCCAGGAAATCTCGAATACAGCAAAACTAATCCGTGGGTAGGCCAGACCGGTGATGATGGTCGATTTGCTAAATTCGAAACACCTGAACACGGGATTCGTGCATTAGGGCGGAACCTGATGTCGTATCAGAGGCAGGGTATTGATACCGTCAGCGAGATAATTAATCGCTGGGCACCGCCTACTGATAAAAATGACACTATGTCGTATATCAAAGCAGTGTGCGAACAACTTGGCGTTTCTGCTGATGAGCCTCTCGATGCATCTAATCCTGATACCCTGAAGGCGCTTTGTGCAGCCATTATCCATCATGAGAACGGTAGCCAGCCATACAGTGATCAGCAGTTAACTGCTGGTGTCAGTGCAGCACTTGGTTTATCAACAATTCCAACCAACACCAAACGCTATACCGGTAATGCAGCATTCGATGCGGCATCTCCTGAGGCGCAGGCAAGTTTTATGCGACAGGCGGATCAACTGCGTCGGCAGCAGCAGGCTGAATATAAAACGATGATTGACAGCCAGGTTCGCGATGCGACAGCTGCGTATATGCGTGGCGTTGAATTTCCTAACCCACCTGGTGAGGCTGATTTTATTGCAGCTTATGGAGTCAGAGAAGGAAACCTGCGATATACCGAGTTCAGAAATACGCAAATCGCCGGACAGTATATAGGCTCTTTCCGCAACATGCCGACAAGCAGCATTACAGCATATGTTGAGCAATTACGCCCGGATACTGGTGAGACAGGGGAGGGTTATGCGGCACGAGCCGCTCTTTATGACAACGTTGTGTCGGCTGCAAGTCAGGTGATAAAGCAGCGACAGGCTGATCCTGTACAGTTCTCTCTTGCCGCCGGACAGGCAAAGCCTATCGACATGAGCAATAAGGATAACTTTGGACAGAGCGTTGCCTTGCGTGCCGCTCAGGTCAGTGACCTTGCTAAGTCATATGGCACTCCACTGACGTTCTTTTCCAAAGACGAGGCCAATCAGATCGGTGTTTTCTTTCGTGATGCGCCCGTTTCCCAACAGGCAGCATATCTCGATACCATCAGGCAGAGCACTGGTGGTGGGCAGGTGTATATGTCAGCACTACAGCAGATCAGTGCCAACGCTCCATCTGCTGCCGTTGCCGGGATACTGATGGATAAGCCAGGTGGTATTTTGGCAGAAAAAAACTGGTTTAATCCGGATGTTTCCGTGTCTCCTGAAACCGCTGCGCAGACAATTCTTGCTGGCGCGGCGGCTCGTAAAGGTACTGATGACGCGAAAGGTATTCCGATGCCTAAAGATGCTGATCTTCGCCTTGAGTTTTCTGACATGGTGAAGGATGCATTTGCTGGTGATGCTCAGGGGGCATCAATGGCATACGAGATCGCAAAGGACTATTACGCTGGTGTGATGGCGAAAAAAGGCGTGGTATCAGGCGAAATTGACAATGATATCTGGAAACAGGCTGTTAAAGTGTCTCGAGTTGTCGTGAATGATAATTACGTAAAGGTGAATGTTCTTATTCAG